GTTTTGCCGCTGCATAAAGATTAGGACTTGTTTTGGCAACAATAAAATTTACTGTTTGTGCCATTAGTATCCTTCGTCAACAAGAGTTCTATAAATAAGTTCCGTATCTCCACTAGGGTCAAAGCGAATAAGTTCACGTAATGTATCAGTAATAGTTTTTGTTTCTGATGGTCTATCCATCATAACTTCTGAACCTGGACCAGCACCCATATTAATCCCAGCAGTAATTGGTTCATTAGGTCTTGATGTTGGAGCCATTAATGGTGTTGGCATTTCCATTGGTGCAGCAGCAGGTGCAGATGGCATAGGTGATGCAGCAGCCATAGGAGCAGCAGTTTGCTGGTCATATGTTGCTTGTCCCTGTCCATATGGAAGTCCAGAAATATATCTAGCGCCTTGCGCTGGTCCACCATCTGTGCGTTGTGATAAAGCACCAGGTCCTGACATAGGTGCAGGATTCTCTGGCTTACGATAACCGCCTTGCTGTGCCATTAGTCCTCATCCTCATCATCATCATATGGAATACTATCGATTTTATTTGGTAGGTCTGGAATAATCCAGTCTGGATATGAATTTCTATCCTGAATCATTGTTATAGCAACACCTTCAGAAAAACCTGCAGTGCGTAATGCTTTGTAATATTCATTTACAGCAATGCAGTATTTTTCTAATGGAGTGTAGTCATCACTTTTAACAGTACGTACTCTTGTTGGTTTCTTGCGTGGAGCCATGACTATCCCCCTTAAATTACTCGTTGCTGTCTAACTTGTGCCGAACCTGTTGCTTCACCGCTAGAATTTAAACGGCTAAGCAGCATCTGTAAATCTGGTCGTCCTTCTGCAGGAGCGCCTCCTACTGGAGCGCCAGGAGCAGAGGGGACGGGTTGCTCAACTGCAGCCCCAGCAGGAGGATTCTCTGGTGTAAACACTTCCTCAATAACATCCTCAATAGACTTGCCTTCTTTACGTCCCTTGATTGCCATAGCAATCTTTTGAATAATAGGCAATGGGTCTTGTCCCTGAGTTGCTAACTGTGGAATTGTTTGTGTATATGCTTGCAGTGAGCCAATGAGAGCCTTGCGAAGTTTTTCAACTTCAATCTTCTCTTGCTCTTGTGTGACGTTAATACCAAACGGCATTTCTCGTTGAGCCAAGTCAACTGAGATTAAGTCGCCACCCAAAGCCTGCAACATAAAAATAAGTCCCTGTGCTGGGTTTAATCCAGCAAGCATTCCATATCTGACATCTGCAGAGTAGTCACCCTTAATGTCTTTAGATGGAGTGTATTCAATAGCGTATGGTGAACCAGCATCTACGCCACGAACTGTCTTCTTAACATCAAATACAACTTCATCAACACAGAAGCATGTTGAAATAACATTCTTAAGTGCTGAAGCAAAGATAGCCTGAGCAGATTTAACCTGCGTATCAAATCCACCCATAAGGGCTTGAACGCCCTGTCCCGTAATAATCGAAGCATCTACGTTACCAGTACGTGACTCTGGATAACGTGTTCCTGTGCGTAGTTCACCTTGAAGTATCTGCTGTTCATTGAATGCACCAGCAGGGATAGGAAGTTCTACACGGCGAACGCCAGCAGGATTGTTGGTGCGGATTACTCCATCTCCACCAAACTCAAACTCTTGAACGTCACTAGGCAAGACGATAGGTGACTGAACAGACTTCTCTGCTGCTTCCATTGCAAGTAATGCAAAACGATTGCGAAGCAACTGAATACCGAGTACGTCATCAAACTGTCCACGCATCTCGCCATCAACAGATGGGCGACGTGCAATGTGAACTAGCATCTTCTTGACTGGGTTTTCCGCAACAGATACTGGATAGTTATTGCGCTCTGGAATATAAATTACAGACTGCTCTTTATCATAGTATCGAATGACAGTTAGGTAACCATTCATATCTTGGTTATAACCATCATCACCAAGAATGCCTTCTTCGTGTTCAGGGAACTGAGCACAAAGTTCTGCCATTGTCATGCGGTATTTTTTAGCAAAAGCAACGCAGCGTCCATAGCGGTCATACTCTGGGTAAGCACCTACAGGGTTTTCTATGCGGATACGCGGCAGTTTTGCTTCTTCGTCGAACTCAACAATGAATGGGACGAAACCAAATGTGATGTACCAGTCTGCACCAGTATACATCTGCACTTGCAGGTCTGAATTAATGAAGTAGTTAGAAGCAATACGAGTTCGCTTGTCAGCAAACTTGCGTGATTTATCTTCTACTTGGTTAATTGCAGAACAGTTAATAGCAGGAAGCGGAGCCATTACCTCAGAGAGGTCGCGTGCAACAATGTCAATAAAGTTTGCAACTACGTTTGCATCAACACCATCTGGAAAGAAATCAGGATATACGCTAGAAATCTGACCACGACGTACTGCTAGAACATCTTCATGTCGTGAATCGCGCTCGCGGGCGCGGTGTTTAAGCGACTCAACACGCGCCGCAATCTGCTTAATTGTTAACATTTGTGTCCTAACGATTGATTAAAAATTACTTAGACTTTTTTCCTGAACGAGTACGTGAAGCCTTTGGCTTTACTGGTACTTTAGGTACATTTCTTGGATTTACTTTAACATTTGGTTTAATTGCTTCGCCACGATTTTTTATAATTTTATTAACTATTTTTACTTCTTTTTTACGACTTGGTGCAATTTGTTTTAATGTTTTACCAAGATTACGTGGTTTTACTTTTGTAGTGCCAGAATTATCAACAACTTCTTTAAGTTTACTTTTGTTATAAGTATAGCCAAATGCTCCACCAGTTCGGTTGTCAGCCTCGTCATTAATGTTATTTACTCTACGATTTACTTTTGCCTTACCCTTTGTTGTTTTAACTGTTCGAGAAACAGAACCGCCGACTCCACGTGAGCCACCACCAATACTTTCAATTCTAATTGAACGCGCCATAATTACTTAGACTTCTTTCCTGAACGAGTACGTGAAGCCTTTGGCTTTACTGGCACTTTAGGTGTAGTTAATTTGTCTGGATTTCCAATATTTTTTTTACTTGGATATTTTGGAAGCGAAGCGCGTTTTGAATATCCTTTAGCCTCTAGTTCAGTACGTTGAGAGTTATCTTTAATTTTGCGAGCAGTTCCCGTAACTTTTTTGCCAGACATGTATTCAACAACTTGTCCTTTTTTATTTAAAGTTGTAGAACCAATTGTTCTACGACCAGTTTTTTCTGCATTTGCTTTTAACATTGCTTTATTAACAGATTTTTTTACTGGTCGAGAAACAGAACCACCTACTCCACGGGTTCCACCACCAATGCTTTCAATTTTAATTGAACGAGCCATAATAGTTCCTATCCATAGTTTTCTTGCCATTGCTCTTGGAATGCTTCGTCAAGATTAATGGACTGTCGCTTTTTAAGTTGAGCACGAGTTGCCCAACGATTTTCTTTATATCGGTTCGTAAACGAAGCCGCCTGCATTAATTCCTTTGCACGTAAGACGGCAAACCATAAAGCCATAACACAGTCGGTCTTACCGCGTGTATTTGGTTTCCATGTCATCAACTGTTGCAGTAGGGACTTAATGCCTTCTGAACCATCAGTAGATGGGAACTCTATTGAGTTGTTATTTTGGAACTTGCCATCTATTGCCGTTCCAAAAAAGGAAGACATAGAAGCAACGCCAAGGTTTGTGTCCCACTTGTTCTTACCAGTAAAGTGTGGCTTTAAATCACAGCCATACTGAGCAAGCCAGTTACGTAAATCATCATCTAGCGAGTACGCTTTTTGGTGAGCATTAATCTCAACACGCAACTCATTAGGGC